GGTTATTCGCGACCACAGTTTTTTTCTAGCGACAGTCCAAATCTAATAGGGTAATAAACGCACTGTATGGCTACACAAAGAGAAGTTGCAGACCATTTGGATTTATCAGTCAAAAGAGTCTCAGAATTGATTAGAGACGGAATACTGCCCTCAAAACAAGGTAGAAGTCCTTTAAATATAGATGTTTGCAGAGTTGCATACATCTCGTATCTTAGAAAGCTAGGTGGATATCATAAAAGAAGTGGTACTGGTGATATTGCAGAAGAAAAAACAAAATTGACTGCAGCTCAAGCTAGAAAAGCAGAATTAGAAGTAGAAGAACTAGAAGGCAACCTAATACCAGCACAATTAGTTGAAGATACTTGGGTTGACTATGTAGCTAATGCAAGAGCAAAGCTATTAGGACTACCTTCAAGAGTTGCACATCAGGTAATTACTGTTGATAAGTATGCAGAAGCAGAATTAATTATAAAAGAACAAGTGCATGAAGCACTAAACGAGTTAGCTCAAAATGGAATACCTCAAAAATATAGAAAAGGTGATACAGGAGACGAATCAGACATGGACTCCACCACCCAATCTGAAGATTAGCGACTGGTCAGATAACTACAGGCGATTATCTCCTGAATCTTCAGCAGAAGCAGGAGCATGGAGAACTGATAGAGCACCTTATCAAAGAGAGATAATGGATTCTTTTAATGACCCTGATATTCAAAGAATAGTATTTATGAAGTCTGCTCAGGTTGGTGCTACTGAGATATTGTTGAATGTCATTGGTTACTACATAGACCAAGACCCTGCTCCAATGTTAATAATGCAACCAACCTTACAAATGGCTCAAGCATTTAGTAAAGATAGGCTTGCTACTATGATTAGAGATTCAGAGAAGATAAGAGATTGTGTAAAAGACCCAAGAAGTCGTGATTCAGGTAATACAGTTTTATCTAAGAAGTTTGCAGGTGGTAATCTAAATATCGTTGGTTCTAATTCTGCATCAGGACTAGCATCAAGACCGATTAGAATTGTATTAGCTGATGAGGTTGATAGATATGAACAGTCAGCAGGAGCAGAAGGTGACCCAATATCACTTGCAACTAAAAGAACAACTACCTTTTGGAATAAAAAGATATATATGTGTTCTACTCCTACAATCAAAGGACTATCAAGAATAGAAACTGCTTTTGAAGAATCAGATAAACGCTACTATCATGTTCCTTGTCCTGAATGTAATGAGAGTCAAGTTCTTAAATGGAAGAATGTAGTTTGGGATGAAGATAAACCTGAAACAGCTTCTTATGCTTGCGAACATTGTGGTTCAGTTATAGATGAATCAAAAAAACAATGGATGTTAAAACATGGTGAATGGATTGCATCAGCACCTAAATCAGATACAGCAGGATTTCATATATCAGAACTATATTCAGTTTGGTCTACTTGGGCAGATATGGCTAAATCATTTCTTGAAGCTAAAAAGAATCCTGAGATGTTAAAGACTTGGATTAATACTGCTCTTGGCGAATCTTGGGAAGAACAAGGTGAAGCTGTTGAATATGAAACATTACTAGAAAGAAGATTAAATTATGATTACACAACTATACCTGAAGATGTTTTAGTTTTAACTGCTGGTATTGATACGCAGAAGGATAGGTTGGAACTGCAATTGGTGGGATGGGGTAAAAATTATGAAGCATGGGTGTGTGACTACAAGATATTTTGGGGTGACCCAAATGCTCAGAATGTTTGGTCAGATTTAGATTCTTACTTAAAGAAAAGATTTAAAACTGAATCAGAAAGATTAATACCTATATCATGTTGCACGATTGACTCAGGTGGTCATCATACGAATATGGTTTATCAATTTACTAAACCACGACAAGCTAGAAGAATCTTTGCAATCAAAGGTTTATCTCAAGCTGGTAAACCAATTGCTAATAGACCAACATTTGTTGGTAAAAACAAAGCTGTTCTTTATGGTGTTGGTTCTGATAGTGCTAAAGAAGCAATATTTGCTAGATTATCTACTGAACCTGAAAATACTACTTTACATTTCTGCTCAGACTTAGATGAAGAATACTTTAAGCAGCTTACAGCAGAAAAAAGAATCACAAAGTTTGTCAGAGGTAGGAAATCACTTGTTTGGAAACAAGTAAGACCAAGAAACGAAGCATTAGATACATTGGTTTATAACTTTGCTGCTATCTATATCTTAAATCCTAATTATGATTCTATTGAAAACAAAATACTTACCCAAGAATCAAAACCAAGAGAAAAAGCACAAAATAGACCTCAAAGAGGTATAAATAGGGGAAATTTCGCTACTTCTTGGAAATAATTGCACTTTTTTTACTAATTTTATATACATTTATATATTTATATGTGTATAATATGCTTATGTTAAACAAAAAGGAGTCAAACATGAAAACAACAATAACAAAAAAATCAGTAACTACTTTAATAGAAAGTTACAGAAGACAAGTAGCAGCTTATGTAAGAGCTAAAGAACTACCTAAATATATTGCTAATGAGATGGATAATCAATTAGCAGAAGCTATTGAGGAAGTTGATGCAGGTGATTTACATGCTGCTTACAATTCACTTAATGTTTATGTGGAGTTATACAGCAGATATGCAGCAGGTAACTATACAGTAAACCAACCAAGAGTTAATACATATTACCACCATGAACTAAGTCCTAATCAGGCATGTGGTTTTTTAATAGCACTTGGTCTAAGAAATGCAGAGCCTAACTTTAGTCTTAGATTATTAGATTGCATGAGAAAATTTGAAGTCACTAAAACAGTGACTTTAAATCAAGTTGCTTAATTTTTATACAATTTTACTAAAAGGCTCTTAATTGAGCCTTTTTTATTTTTTCCCTTTTTAATATTGACAAGAGCCTAATGCACATTAGTGTTAGATGTAGATATATCTAAAACATTTATGAGGTTTTTGCTTGAGCAACAAATTTGATTCAACAAATTATCCACCCCAAGTTCCTACTGAGCTTCAGTTGGGAGATTTTTGGGCATGGAAAAGAGAAGATTTAGCTAACGATTATCCAGTAGCAGATTATTCATTATCTTATGAATTTAATCTTGTAGATGGAAGCACTGCTTCTAACTTTACATTAACTGCAACTGAGTCAGGTGATACTTACCTAATCGAAGCTACTAATACATCTTCTTATGCAAAAGGTAATTACAATTGGGTTTCTTATATAACTAGAACTTCTGATTCTGCAAGAGTCAAATTAGAAGAAGGTTTTGTAGAAGTCCAAGATAATTATGCAACTACATCTGCTTCAGTTAGAAGTCATGCAAAGATTGTTTTAGATAGCATCGAAGCAGTTATTGAGAATAGAGCAAATATTGACCAATCATCTATGTCTATAGCTGGTAGGTCTTTATCAAGAATGTCTATAGACGAACTATTAACTTTTAGAGATAGATACAAAGCTGAATATCTTAAAGAAGTTAAAATACAAAGAATTAAAAATAAACGTGGGTCAGGAAATACTATCAAAGTTAATTTTGGTAAAGTTGCTGGCTCAACTCCTAAGAGTTACACATAATGGCATGGTATAACAGAATATTAGGTATTAACGAACCTAAGAAAAAGAAAAGACAAGCATATAGAAGAAGCTATACAGGAGCTAACACTGGAAGATTGTTTGCAGATTTTGTTACCACATCTACAAGTGCTGATGCTGAAATAAAAGATAACATAAGAATTCTAAGAGATAGAGCAAGAGAATTAGCAAGAAACGATAGCTATATTGCTAGATACTTAAACCTGATGGTATCTAATGTTATCGGTAAGCATGGCATAAGAGTTAGCTCTAAGGCTAGGAACGATAATGGTTCACTAGACATTGGAGCTAACCTGCTCATTGAACGTGCTTGGAGAGAATGGGGTCAAGTCGGAAGTTGTACAACTAATGGCAGATTATCATTCTTAGATTGTCAGAAAATATTTGTTGAATCGCTATGTAGAGATGGTGAAGTATTAATCAGGAAAATAAAAGACAGCAATTCACCTTTTGGTTTCCAGTTACAGTTTTTAGAAGCAGACCATTTAGATGAAAATAAAAATGATGTTTATAAAGCTACTGGCAATAGAATCAAAATGGGTGTTGAAGTAGATAAGTATGACAGACCAGTTGCTTATCATTTATATAAAGACCATCCCTACGATAGAGTTTATTTAAGTCAAGCACAACACATTAGAGTACCTGCTGATGAGATTATCCATGCTTACCTACCTACTAGGGCAGAACAAACTAGAGGTGTTTCTTTGGTTGCTACAGCTATGGCTAATGTGAAAATGTTAAATGGTTATTTAGAAGCAGAGATAGTTGCAGCTAGAGTTGGTGCATCTAAGATGGGTTTCTTTACTTCACCTGATGGTGATGGTTATGTTGGTGATGGTGAATATGAAGATACATTTAATCCAACAATGAACGCACAAGCTGGTGTATTTGAACAACTACCTAGTGGTATGGACTTCAAAGCATTTGACCCTACCCATCCAACATCTGCTTTTGATTCTTTTACAACTAGTGTTTTAAGAAGTATCGCATCAGGTTTAAATATTTCTTATCATTCATTATCTAATGATTTAACTTCAGTTAATTATTCTTCAATAAGACAAGGTGCTTTAGAAGATAGAAGTATGTATCAGATATATCAACAATTTGTAATTGAGCATTTTGTAAATCCAGTATTCCAATCTTGGTTAGAGATGGCTATATCAACTGGATATATTAATTTACCAATGGGTAAATATGATAAGTTTGCTAGGTCAGTAAATTACATTCCAAGAAGTTTTGCTTGGATTGACCCACTAAAAGAAATGCAAGCTAATGTAATAGGTTTACAAAATGGAACACTTACCTATTCTGATATTTCTGCTTCTTATGGTAGAGATACTGAAGAGTTATTTGAACAACATCAAAAAGAAATAGAACTAGCTAAACAATATGATATTGAATTAGCTTATCAACCATTTGGTCAGAAACTTCCTGTAGAAGCTAAGATACAGGGTGGGGAAGAGGAAGACGATGGCTAGACCAACTGAAGGAATGAAAGTCGAAGCTCAAAAGGGTTTGGACTGGAGAGAAGAGTTTGGTCGTGGTGGTACTAGAGTTGGTGCTGTCAGAGCAAGACAAATAGTAGCTAATGAAAACTTATCTGATGAAACTATCAAAAGAATGTATAGCTACTTCTCAAGACATCAAGTGGATAAGCAAGCAGAAGGTTTTAATGCTGGTGAAGAAGGCTATCCTTCTAATGGCAGAATAGCTTGGGCATTATGGGGTGGAGATGCTGGTTATAAGTGGTCAGAAACAAAAGTAAATCAAATGAAAAAAGAAGAAGATAGAGCAGTATCAGGTAAGGCTCTTGAAATGATTAAGAATAAAGTAGAAGAACATAATGAAGAAGTTGGTGATGTTAAGTCAAAGAGAACTAACGTATCAACACTATCAAAAGTTTATGAAAGAGGGATTGGTGCATATAAAACCAATCCAGCTTCAGTCAGACCATCGGTTAGTAGTCCTGAACAATGGGCAGCAGCTAGAATTAACAGTTTCTTATTTGCTTTAAGAAATGGTAAGTTCAGAAGTGGCAAACATGATACAGACCTACTACCTGAAGGACATCCTTTATCAACTGAAAATAAAGAGGAGAAAGCTATGAATAAAGAAGATAGACATATCCTTAATGTGAGTGAAACTGATGATAAAGTTATTGTTGAATTCGCAAAGCATGAGGATGTAGAACATGAAGGTGAAGAAGTAGAAATGACTGACGAAGTTTCTATGTCTGAATCAGATGAGGAAAGAAAGGTAATTGATATGCCTATGAAATATAGAACTATTGATTTATCTAAACATTCTTATCTTGATGAAGACAAAAGAATGGTTCGTGTGGGTGTTTCTTCTGAAGAACCTGTTGAAAGAAGTTTTGGCATGGAAGTGCTAGGACATTCTGCTGGAGATATAAACATGGAGTTTATAAATTCAGGAAGAGCCCCTTTACTGTTAGACCATAATATGGAAAAACAAATAGGGGTGATTGAAGAATTCAAATTAGATGAGACAGCAAAGAGGACAACTGCTGTAGTTAGATTTGGAAAATCTGCTTTAGCTCGTGAAGTATTTGAAGACGTAAAAGATGGTATTCGTATGAATATATCTGTTGGATATCGAATCGATAAATTAGAACGCTACGAAAAAGATAATGAGACTTACTATAAAGCTCAATGGACTCCTATGGAAGTATCTTCTGTATCTGTCCCTGCTGACCAGTCAAGGCTCGTAGGTGTTGGTCGTAGTAAAGATAAACAAAATAATAACATTGAGGTAAAACTAATGGAAAACGAAAAGAAACAAGATATTAATCTTGACGAAGTTAGAGCTCAAACTGTTGAAGATGCTAAAGCTGAATTTAAAAGAAATTCAAAAGAAATCATTGATTTAGCTGTTAAGCACAACAAAAGAGATTTAGCTGATAAAGCAATTAGTGATGGTATCTCTGTTGCAGAATTTAGAGGAATTTTATTAGAAAACATTTCTAACAATACTCCTTTAGAAACTCCTTCAGAAATTGGCATGACTAAAGAAGAAGTTAGAGAGTTCAGTCTAGTAAAAGCTATTAGAGCTATGGCTAACCCATCTGACAGACAAGCACAAAAAGATGCAGAATTTGAATTTGAATGTTCTGCTGAAGCTGCAAGACAGTATGGTAAAGATGCTCAAGGTATCATGTTACCTGCTGAAGTCCTAAGAACTTGGGGCAAAAGAGACATCAACTCTTCTGATGATTCAACACTAATTAGTGAAGATTATAGAGGTGGAGATTTTATTGATGTATTAAGAAACGAATCTTCAGTAATGCAAGCTGGAGCAACAATGCTAAGAGGATTACAAGGTAATGTTGTAATTCCTAAGAAAACTGCTGCTTCATCTGCTGGTTGGATTGCAACTGAAGGTACTGCTGCTTCTGAAAGTGAATTCACTTCAGGTTCAGTAACAATGTCACCAAAAGTAATTGGTGCTTTTACTGATGCAACAAGACTCTTATTACAACAATCATCATTAGATGTTGAGAACTTAATTAGAGATGACCTAACAAAATCTATAGCTACTGCTATTGATGCAGGTGCTTTAGCTGGTTCAGGTTCAAGTGGACAACCAACAGGTATTGCTAATACTTCAGGTATTAACACAACTACATTTGCTGCTGCTAACCCAACATGGGCTGAGATTGTAGCTATGGAAAGTGCTGTAGCTAATGACAATGCCTTAACTGGTTCTTTAGCTTATATCTGTAGACCTGCTGACTTTGGTACTTTGAAAACAACTGAAAAAGCAACTAATACTGCTCAATTTGTTGTTTCTCCTGATAACACTATGAATGGTTATAATGTTGTTAGAAGTAATCAAGTAACAAGTGGTGATTTCTACTTTGGTAACTTTGCAGACTTATTAATTGGTATGTATGGTGGTTTAGATATTACTGTTGACCCTTATGCATTATCAACTTCAGGTGGAGTAAGAATTGTTGCTCTACAAACTGTTGATGTTGCTGTAAGACATGCAGTTTCATTCTGTAAATCAAGCGACTAATTAACTGATGCTTAAATGGAATGGGGGTAGCAATACCCCCAACTTAGAAATGAAAAAATATAAAATATTAACTGATACAATGGCTGGTGGTTCTAAGGTTCATGCTGGCGATATAATTGAATTACCTGTACATGAAGGTCATGCTTTATGTGGATATGGTAAAGCTGAAGTTCATATAGGTAAGCCTAAAGCTGAAAAACAAGATAGAAGCGTAGGTTTAAAAACTTCAAAAACAAAAGCTCCAAAAACAAGAGCTAAAAAGTAAATCATGCCTTTAGAGAGTGCATTAGATTTTAACGCCTATGTTGATACAACAACAGGTCATGGTGTTACTGCCACTTTCTTTGAAGTCCAACAAACTCTTTGGGATAGCTTGGGTCTGATTGACGATTTGTTTGATATAGACTCAGGTGCATCTAAAAATATAAACATTATTATTGACCAAGAATATTTTAATATAGAAGGTGGAACTGTACCTGTTGCTGGTTATCAACCAAGAGCAATAGTAAAAGCATCTGATGTGCCTTATATATCCCAAGAAGATAAGTTAATTGTTGATGCAATAACAACTGATAAAGGTAATGTTTTAAAAGCTGAAACGACCTTTATTGTTAGAACAGTAGAACCTGATAATACAGGTTTAGTTTCTTTGGTGTTAGAGGAAGAATAATGTCTCAATTTAGATTAGAAACTGAATTAGATATGGCTGGATATTTAGATATTAATTATGGTCATGGAGTATCTGCTGTTTATACAAACTCAGGTACTTCTTCAACTATTAATATTATTTTAAATAATGAATATGTAGAACAAGAAGAAGGCATTGGTGTAGAAGCATTAAAACCAATAGCCTATTGCAGAACTATAGATGTTCCTAATATTGCATTTGGAAATAGATTAGATG